ATAATCTGAATAATCATTTTTTACCTATCTCTGTGTTTGGCATAATATCAATCAATAAATGCACCCTATCTATTTTACTACCATTGTTTACAAAATGAGTTCTTGAGTTATTAATTTCCCAACAATCACCAGTCTGCATCTTAACCTTTTCAGTATCCACCCCAAAAAATACGTCATCAGAGGTAACTACGGGTATGTGATTTCTCCTTGAAAGCATAAGGTAGTCTCCCGAATCGTTGTGCGGTGCAATATCTTGACCAGCCTTTAACTTAATTAAAAGAACCATACCTCTAACTCCATCGTGTATTTTTTCAAGGTCTGAGATTATTGGTTCGAGAAGTTCAAGCAAAGCCTCATCTTTAGATGTTGTCTGAGTAACAAAATTATCTCCTTCTTTCCAACGGAGATCTGCAGTATATACAAAATATGAATTCGTATCTTTATGAACATAGTGATTGTCTTGTCTGGATGTATTAATAAACCATTCTTCAGAAAACCCATCTATGTGCTGCTTTATTAAATCAACATTGTACTTGCCGTGTTGTTTAAAATTAAACTCTTCTAATGTCTTTCTCATTTTTGCTCCAAGGTCTGATTAAAATCTTTAGAATAGTCAAAGTTTATGAAATCAGAATCATATAGATTCTCAACCATACCTATTACTTCTTCTGTATACTCTTCTACATACGATTCTACCATATAATTTCCTACATTGTAAAAGCCAAGTTCCCAAGAAAAATCATCTTCCAGTTCTTTTAAATTTTCAAACCTATAGATCTTCTCGACCTGAACCTCATTACCCTCAATAACATAAAAAGATTGAGGGATATGAAGCAGTGGGCTTATAGAAGATATTTTATTTTGTTTTATATTTGTTAGGTACTCAACAAAAGATATATCTGTTTTATTTACTTTATTAAACTGCTTGTAGCAACTGTATGTTCTTGTGTATGGATTTCTTACAACAGAAAAAGAAAAAACATTATCGTCAATTTTGTTTACACTTTTTAGATATGAGTACGGATCATGGTGTCTTGGCCATGCTCTGTTCCAATTGTCTAAATCATTATCCTTCAACACCTTAGATATAGATGAACCCGCAGTTTTTGGTATATGAACAAATAAAACCTGAGAATAATGTTTTTCTTTTATGAGCATACTAGTTTAACTAACTAGTTTTTCTCGTTCATCAAGAATTGTCAGTGAAAAGGACATCATCTTTCTATATCCTTCTTTATTATTCATGATGCTGTTATAGTGATGACCACAAAATAACAGGTCTCCACTAATGCCAGAGACCTTTACTAAAGCCTCAGCATTGCATCTGTCGCAACGATCTGCTGGAGATAATTGCCATTCTTGCTTTACTTCATCTTTAATCATTGTAAACATTATACTACCGCTTTCTGTTATCAGTGGAATAAAATCCACTACCGTTGAATACTGCTCCTACATTAGAGTATACACGAACCAGCGGTAGATTGCAAGTTTCACAATCATACCCTGGATCGTTGTCTTTAATTGATCTTTCTTTTGTATACCGCTGACCACAAGGCATACAGTCGTATTCGTACAATGCCATTTACTTAGATTTTTTCTTTTCTTTTACAGTCCAGATTGGTGCATTGAGTCTATCTCCGCTCCATTCATAGCCAAGTAACTTTACTACTGCTCTAATTATTTTAATACGCATTACTTAACCCTCCTAAGCCAACGATTGTTCCAGATTCTTTCAAATATAAAGTATCCAACAATTTCCCAAGCAACATATACCATAAACCCTATAGTTATGGGCTCGAAATATTCATTTTCCCACTTACCAGTAATGATATATATCAAATAGGAAAACAGCAAACTGGCAACTCCTACATGGAATGCAGTATAACTTATTGCCTTAAGAGAACTTCTCTTTTTTGATTCCATTATAGTGCTACCTGATTTGTCTTTCCGCCACCGCCACCAGATATTTTCTTTGGTGCAGGCTTTGCAGCCTTCTTTGCTGCGTCTGCAGATGTTGCCTTAGCAGGTGTTGCTGCCAACTTATTTAGTAGTGGGGCATTCTCTTCACCAGTGTATACTGGACGACCCCAACCAACAACAGCATTAACTAACTTCTTCTTATTATTCTTTACATAACCACGAGTTTTTTCAACACACATTCCTCCGTTGCGCTGATCTCCCTTTGCAGTTCCTGAAGTGTTTCCTTCAATAACCTGAATTGTTCCGTCTCCATTATTCTTAATGCAAAGACCAACATGTGAAATACGATTTACACCATCTTCTGGGAAATCAAAATAGATCCAGTCTCCTGGCTGTGGATCATCATTACGAGCATCTGACCAACGCTCAGCCTTCTTAAACCAATCTGCTGCTGCTACTGTTGATGCAGATTTAGGGAATGATTTTACCCCAGCAGTAAATGCTGACCAAGAAACAAATGACTGGCACCATGGTTGGAAGTTTACCTTGATCCATGCACCGTACTTTGTTTCGTTATCCTTTGGGCCTTCAATTGTGCCCACTTCTTTCTTTGCAACCTCAATGATTGCTTCTACTGATCCTTTTGCTGCCATTTTATTCCTCCTTGTAGGTATGACAATATAATTATATCATGGTAGAGTCTGCCCATTTACAGGGCTTGCCATCTCAAATATTTTCTATATCCTTCTAAATCTACTACATTTGGATCTACCCACCAATCCTCATGGTACTCTCTGACAACCAGTGAGTAGCCAAGTGAGTCCAAAATCTCTCGTTGAGCATCTCTTATTGCAACATTTCTCCAATACATACTTGCATCATGCTCAAATGAAATAACTGTAAATCTATACTTATTTAATGGAACAGCAATAAGTCCATGCAAAGATTGATGAGCATTCCCATCAGGTCTTCCATTGAGTTTGTATCCAGAATCAATGTCTACCTGCAAATAATCAATCTGCTTAGGAAATTTATTTTCTTCAAAGTATCTTACATAATCAAATTTTGTTGCATCGCCAAGAATACATGGGTTCTTTCTGTTTTCTGAAACTTCTTTATGCAATTCTGGAACAATTTCAAAAGACACACCTTTCCAGTCAAACTCTGTTTCTAATCTGTATGTGTTACTTCCTTTTACAGAATGGTATGCTCCAAGTTCTACATAATACCCGCCAGTTTTTTTGCCTAACAAATCTATTACAAATTCTTCTTGTCTGCTTGTTGGTGCAACCTGCATTGTTATCCCTTTCATTAGTTTTGCGCTGCCCCACCTGGCCTCGATCCAGGGACATCCGAATTAACAGTTCGGCACTCTACCAACTGAGTTATAGGGCATTGAGGCAGTTTTAAGTCATGCCAAGGACTTTTAATTAGTTACGAGTATAAGATGTAGTGCCAATTAAAATCTTTGGAAGAGACAATAGGTACTCTCCAAAAGTCTTATGTGTATTTCTATTTACATACGATGCTGCTGATACTGCAGTTGCTACAGAACTTCCAGCAGTTTCGATTGGTGAACCATTATACTTCGTGATACTTACCTTGCCTGGTGCAACCATATCAAGACCAGGACCTGTGTTGGTTAGTCCCTCGAGTTGAGTTGCATTTCCAAGTGCTCCTACTCCAATAACACCGTTAACGCATGATGGAAAACCAACCACATCTTTTCGTCTATCATTTCCTGTTGCAGCAAATACTGGAATGTTGTTTGCATTTAATGATGCAACTGAATTAATAACAACTGTGCTTGTTGAACATAGTGCAAGATTTGTTGCACTTACTGAAGATTGACTAATTGACAGCGCATCAATGCTGTACTTTGATGCATTCTTTGATACCCAGTCAATTGCTGAGGTTAACGCTCTTACATCTCCTCGTGAGTTTCCAAGACTTGTGACATCATTAAATCTAATAAACACAATCTTTAGATTTGGATTAACGGTCAGTGCAGACTTTACCATTTGGTCTCCGTGAAAAGTTGCATTGTTGAGCCACATGCTATTGGTAGCAGGCGTTGGCCATGGGGCACTTGCTGCTCCTGGACCTTCCATAAACAATTCCCCGTTAGGGCAAGACATGTTTTGCTTAGGGTCTTTTGACTTTACTGTTGTAAAGCAAACTTCATGAATAATTGATGGAAAATTCTTTGCATTAATTGCTGTGTCAATAACTGCCAAGACTCTTTCATCTTGTGCTTGTGCTGGCTGAATTGCTGTAAATGCAATTGTAATTGATAGTAGTGCTAGTAGTACTTTCTTCATTTTGTTCTCCTTTTTATTGTTTATTGTTTGATTTTTAAAACTACTTGGCATGGGTCTCCGCCTTCTTCCCATTCTTGTTGTTCTTCGTCTGTCATGTAGGGATCTCCCTCATGTGTATTGCAGAATGGCTCTGTTATCCATCCCCGCTCAATTCCATTTTCAAGCCAGATTTCAAACTCATCAAAGTCTGACTCTATGTTCTGAATGTCCTTTAGTATCTCTTCAAATTCTTCGTTCATATACTAAGTATACCCCTAAGCGCTTATGATGTCAACTGGACCCATGCATGATGGATTAAATTTAATAGCAGCATTTACTGCTTGCATAACTCTGTTCCTTGCATTTTTTTGCTTATCTGTTGCATACAAAACGCCATACGCATATTCCGAACCAGATCCTATAGAAATATATGGTACTGAGTATTTAGATAAAGACATATCTCCAGAACTATGTTCATAAATTTCTCCACGAATGCCAATGATTAAACTAAGTTCACCTTCTTTAGATGTATCAATCCAAAACTCATTATAGAATTCACGAAGTTCTTTGATAAACTTTGTATGCATAAACTTATCTGTATCTTTAATATTAGGTGCTGATGGTCTAAAGTTGTGTCTGATTCGATCCCCGTCCATTGAGCCAGCATAGCCAATTAGATACGGGCCAACTTTCCAAACCTTTGGTGATTCAAGTGAAAGAATAACCCCATCGTCTGATGCTCCACGATCTCCAGCCATATAAATTTTATCTTCATGGCGTAAAGCAACAATACAGGTCATGACAAAGCCCTCTCCAGATAGGTGATACTTAAGTATACCATTGCCCAGAGAGGGCTGTCAACTACCGTCAATAATGACTAATTAGCCTTTTTGTCTACCGTCTTAAACGCATCATTGATCTCTGCCAATGTGAGTTTTCCATCGTCCAAAAAAGCCCTTGCCAGTCTTTCAATGACTGTTGCTACGCCTAATAGTCCTGCTAAGAATACTGCCTGAACTGTGTCAATTCCAACTACTGCTCCAGCACCAAGTACTGACAGACCAGATGCTGCAAAGACTGCTACTATACGCATCAAGATATTAGTTATTGCCTTTTGTGGGTGCTCTTTCTTTGGAGCCTCTACTACCTTTTTAGTTGCCATATTTAGTCCTCCTTTCTTAGTGGGATTGTAATTAACCAGATTACTGTGGTTGTAAGTACTGCAATACCAACAATGTCTCTTGCTGATCCCGTCAAAGTTAGCCATGCGATGAAGAAGCCAAGGAGAGTAAAGGCTTGTGCAATTACTTCCACCCCTGCATCTTTAAGCCATGTGAAGAATCCCTTCACAACCTTTTTGATTATTTTCATTTTTACCTCCTCATCCCAATCATTACGTTAGCAATCTGTGAAACAATGATTACTGGGATAATGACTTCCTGGGCTTTTTCTCTCTGATCGTCTGTCATATCCATACCTAATTCAGAGAAATTAGATAGGAGTTCTGCTACATCCACTTCAAATACTGCACCAAGTGGGTCTGCTAAAAATGCTTCTGTTTGTACTTCTGTTACTGCATCTGCTAATGTAAATGGCATTGGTGTCTCACCTGCAGATTCTGCTCTATCACCAAACTCAACAAATGCTGAAGCAAGTTCTGGATTAGATTTCATCTGCTCAGCAATCTGTGCAACTTCTGAAGCCTTGATGCCAAGATCTTCTGCGACCTCTGCCTTTGCTTCTTGTGTCAATGCTCTAAGTGTTTGACTAACTGCCGTGATTTGTTCAGGGGAAAGAGTAACTAACTTATTATCCTTACTTGTAAGGTTGGCAATAACTCCAGATAGATCTTCTGATGTTCCAGTTCCCTTTTCAGGAATAAGGGCTGCCAATACTTCATCTTTAATTTCTGCATCTGGCTCAGTCCAAGGATTATCTTCTGGCTCTGGATCTGGTCCAGGTTCTGGTGAAGGTTCTGGAGTAGGCTCTTCAGTAGGCTCTACAACTGGCTCATCAGTTGGTTCTGGATCTGGTGTAACCTCTGGGGTAGGTTCAGGTGTAGGATCATCTGTAGGGTCTACCGTAGGCTCTGGAGATGGCTCTGGTGTAGGTTCTTCAGTTGGTTCATCTGTTGGGTCTGGTGAGGGTTCTGGACTTGGCTCATCTGTTGGCTCTTCAGTTGGTTCTGGAGAAGGTTCTGGTGTGGGTTCTGGGGTAGGCTGATTGGCTGCAGCATTGGCTGCTGCTTGAGCAATAGCAGCATTGAGTTCTCTCTGTGCTTGCTCGTAGTAATATTCCCAGGCATCATTAATAGCATTATTTAAGTCAACAATTGACTGATTATATATTTCTATTCTGCTATTCTTTAACTCTAAAGCATCTTCTGTATCTACAACAGCATCAAGATGTTCTTGTGTCTTTGTTTGCAAAACCTGATTCATTGATGACAGTGTTGCATTCTCAGAGTTATATACGCTTAGTTTGTCATTATATGCTGCCAACTTATTGTTATAATTTGTTTGTGCTATTGCTCTTGCTGCAACAGCATCGTTGTAAGCATTTATCTGTGCTTGAGTTGGTCCTGATCCAGAAGAAAATGTATTAAGATTACAACTAAAGTTTTGTCCCCATACTCTTGGATTTCCAGCATAGTCACAACCTGCTCCAGTCCATCCTCCAGGAATTGCCCATCCAAGATGATAAGATCCTGGGCCTCCTCCGTTGTACCACCATATCTCTACACCTAAAGTCTTATCTTCACTGACATCATATACTGGAGAATAGTCGCTCCATGTAGCGCCTTGCTCTACCCAGTTATCAACAGCAAGTTGGCCATCAACATACATTCTAAAACCATCATCTGTATAACCCGCAAAGTAGGTTTGCGTAAACCATGAAGGTACTGTTATCTGTCCAGTAAATTTAACTATAATATTTTCATATCTACCACAGACTGGAAGTTGCATAGAACTTGAGTTCCATGTTCCAGTACATATCACAGAACCTGGAATTGCCACGCTTCCGTTTCTTAATAAGTTATAAACCGTATAGGAAAGACCTGCTCCTCCAGCACTCTGCATATTTGATTGGGTGGTTTGAACATTTATATTGGCTATACTGAGTGCATCTTGTGCATCGTTTCTTTCTTCAAGGGCATCGTCTTTATGTTGAAGTGCCAAGGCTACTGTGGCTGTCTGACCATCTACATTTGACTGTGCAAGATTCTTTTCTTCTAAGGCTGTGGCTTCTGCCTCTACTGCATTATCGTATGCATCATAGGAATCATCTCTAAGTTCCATCGCATTTGTGGCTGAAGAAAAGTTGTTTTCTGCTATCTCTATAAGATCTATAAATTCATCTTGATAGACAAGGCTATCTACTTTGTCATTGAGTTCTTGTATTTCTTGGTCTGCAATAGTTAGAGGGTCGTCAGAATTAGCCTCTGTAGGGGCTATGATAAGCCATCCAAAGGCTAACAATGTTGCTATTGCTATTCGTGATAGTCGTTTTATTTGCCTTCCCCCTTGCAGACATGATGTCTGATAGGATGATTATACCATTTTATTGCACAAAAAAGGGGCTACCATAATTGGCAACCCCTTTAGTGTTGGATTAATTACTTAACGTACTTAACCTTAGCCTTTGGATTCTTTGCATTCCATTGCTTAGCAAGTGCGTTGAAAGCATCCTTGATTGACTTAAGTGCTGCAGCATTATCTGCAGTTAACTTAGCAACGACTGCATCGTGTGCAACCTTTGCATCTGCAAGTGCCTTATCTGAAGCAACCTTTGCATCGGCAAGTGCCTTAGCAGAAGCAGCCTTCTCTGCTGCAAGAGCAGCATCTGAAGCAGCCTTAGCAGCAACTGCATCTGCAGCAGCCTTTACAACTGCAGCATCTGCTACAGCCTTAGCAGCAAGTGCTGCATCCTTTGCAGCCTTCTCAGCAGCAAGTTCTGATACTAGATCACGAACTGCAATCTCTGCGAATGGTGCAAGTGTTGGAGCAGTCAAACCTACTACTGCGCCTGCAACTGCATCAGAAGATGTTGTTGGAGCAAATGTAATAAGTGAGCGTGTTCCAGTTGTTGGAAGAGTAGCCTTGAAGGTTGCTGTTCCAAAATCTGTAAGTGTAGCACCAGTTGTTACTGTTGCTGTGTCTAGTACTGCTGTTGCAGCAAAGACTGTTGCTGTAATTGACTTACCAGATACCTTGTTTCCAAATGCATCTGTTGCAGTTACAACGATGTCCTGCTTTGTTCCTGCTGCACCTGCTGTTGGAGCAGATACCGTTAGGTTATTGATCTTTCCAGCAGTTCCCTGTACATAGTATGTAAGAGTTGTTCCACCGTTGTTGATTACAACTGTGCCAATTGCTGTTGTCTTTGTGTAGACAAAAAATGTTGCAGTTGTTCCAGTACCTGTTGCAATTGTCAAAGATGATGATCCTGACGATGCTCCAACTGGTGCTGCTGATGTGTGTAGTGCTGATACGATTGTTGCGTTAGTTGCTACTGCAGAAACTGATGTTCCTGCTGCTACTGTTGCTACAAAGCGCAATGCATCTGCTGCATCGATTGTGTTATCTGCTGGGACTGGTAGTGACGCAGGTGTAGCGATTACACCGTTAGTAGTGTTCGCTGTTCCATCTAGCGTTACCGCCACTGTCATTACTGTAGCATTTGCAGGTGCTACTGCGACCATGCCCAAAGTCATGGCTGCAACCACGGCTAGTGCGATTTTCTTGAATGAATTCATTCGGTATTTCTCCTTATTGTTATAGTGTTTTTAGTCTGTCCAAATAGTCTTCTATATCCTCTATTTGGCTAGGTTTATATTGTATCACGTTCTCAGGTAGTTCGTCAACTCGCTTAGATCTGTCTCTAAAAGTGTGAACCTCTACCTCAGTGTCTATATTTTTAGGGGTATGAGATATAGCCCCAAAAATAGCACCACACACAGCATCAGCCAAGTCCTTTGACTTCTTTCGTGGATGGTCAACTCTATCATTTTTCATAATCTTTAATTGTGTTAGTTCATCAAATAATAAATCAATTGCTGGCATGGCAAGTCTTTCCTCGTACACAAGCATAGCCATATCTTCATAGTGCTTCTTAGCAACAGAAACAGTATCAGTTCTCATTCCAACCTGCTTCAACTCATTCTGAATATCAAATGATTGCCAGCGGTCAAATGAAACCATACCAATGTCAAACCCAAGCCTTCTAAGGTTCTGAATCCACTGCTTAACCTCAGATAGATTTACAGGGCCTTCAACCTTTGGCTCCCACCATGCTACTGCATCTACTACTACAATTGGTGCTACCTGTTCGTAGTTATTAATTACTTGTATGTTTACCCATTTTTCTACATGTGCAATAGCAACTGCACACTTGTCATGCTTCTGTGCAAGGTCAGCGTGAACATAATATTTTTTAGTTGGATCTGGTTAGAATGATTCATCAAACCTTTTAAATGTATCTACTGGGTTTCTTAATGTCATGCAGGCTCTTACTTTTTCTGCCTGCTTAAAAAATGCATCTGATGCAAATGTTGGTACACAAGCAAAGCGCATCATTGCATCTCCAAGATCTGTTAAAAATGCAATCATAAAATCATCAATCTTACGAGTAGGGTTTACCTCCCATGTAGGTCTTTTTAGTGCAAATACTCCTGGATATTTATATGAGATGATTTGATCTTCATCCCAGGAAATTTCAAATGAGTTGTCTGCGCTATCTTCTGGAAGCAATGGATTAATAGTAAACTTATGTGTTCGTTCTATAATTTCTTTTTCAGCAATAACATCTTCGTATCTTTCTGAAATAAAGTCTCCTGGATAGCGGGGGAATGAAAGAAGAACAACCTTGCCAAGGTCAGGAAAACGAGAGTCTACAGATCCACGGAAAGCCTTATAGATGTTATCAGCAGTCTTACCTTGTTCGTTACCTGTTCCAACCTCAGATGCAAAACCAGAAATCTCATCAAGAACTGCAAGCAACAAGTTCAAACCCTCATGTGACTCACGCTCTGAGTGACCAGA